GCTTGAGAAGTGTTAGTACTTCTACTCGTTCCAAATGCTGTATTATCTATATACGCTGTTGATGTGTTTGTATTTCTAGCAGTATTCGTTGCTTGAGAAGTAGCATACGTTGTTATAGTAGCGAATGTAGTATTATCTATGTACGCTGTTGATGTATTTGTATTTCTTGCAGTATTAGTATTTCTGGCAGTATTTGTGTTTCTAGTTGTTCCAAATCCTGTGTTATCAATGTATGATGTAATTCTAGAAGTATTTGTACTATTAGTAAATGCTGTGTTATTAATGTATGCTGTAATTCTACTTGTATTTGTATTTCTTGCAGTATTCGTTGCTTGAGAAGTATTATTAGTAAACCCAGTAGAGTTTGTAAAAGCTGTATTTCTAGATGTTCCTCTAGCTGTTGCAGTATTTCTAGCAGTATTCGTGTTTCTAGAAGTAATCTCATCTTCTGTATTTATTTCTGTACCGAATTCTGGGTCAAAGTTCAAGTCAACATACACCGTTAGATACGTAGTTAGATTTGTAAAACCTGTTGAATTTGTAAAGGCTGTATTATACGCTGTTCCTCTAGCGGTATTAGTGTTTCTAGCAGTATTTGTACCAAAGGATGTATTATTTGTAAAGCCTGTTGAATTAGTAAAACCTGTACTGTTACTTGTATTCGTGCCCCTAGAAGTGTTTGTATTATTAGTAAACCCAGTACTTCTACTTGTATTAGTAGCTTGAGTAGTAGTATATGCAGTTGAATTTGTAAAACCTGTACTAGCTATATAAGCAGTAGCTGTATTCGTGTTTCTAGAAGTATTTGTTGATTGAGTAGTATTAGTACTTCTGCTTGTACCAAATGCTGTGTTATCAATGTAAGCAGTAGATGTATTTGTGTTTCTTGCGGTACTCGTTGCTTGAGTAGTAGTATAAGTTGTTATAGTAGCGAACGTAGTATTATCTATATACGCCGTGTCTCTAGCGGTATTAGTGTTTCTAGCTGTTGCAGTACTCTGCGTAGTATCATAACTTGTTATAGTAGCGAAGGTAGTATTGTCTATATAAGCAGTATCTCTAGCTGTCGCTGTATTTCTAGCTGTTGCGGTACTTTGAGTAGTAGTATAAGCTGTTATAGTAGCAAATGCTGTATTATCTATATATGCTGTTGATGTAGCAAATGTAGTGATTGTACCTGTATTTTGTGTTGTATTCGTGCTTCTACTTGTAGTAGTAGACTGCGTAGTGTTTGTACTTACTGATGTTCCAAATGCTGTATTGTCTATATAAGCAGTACTTGTAGCAAAAGTAGTAACATCTACATAAGCTGTTGTTGTTGCAAAAGATGTATTTCTGCTAGTGCCTATTGTTGTATCGAACGCTGTTATGTATGCAGTTACAGTATTGAATGAGGTAGTCGTACTTTTACTTGTATTAAATGTTGTAGTCGTAGTAAAAGCTGTCGTTGTTGACTGCGTTGTATTAAATGTTGTTGTTGTATTAAATGCTGTAGTTGTAGTATACGCTGTCGTTGTACCTTGTGTAGTTGTAAAGGTAGTAGTTGTAGTAAAAGCTGTTGTTGTATTAAATGCTGTAGTTGTACTGGTTGTTGTAGCGAATGTAGTAGTTGTATCAAATGTTGTTGTTCTACTTGTGTCTGTTGTTCTGCCAGTATCAAAAGTTGTACTTCTACTTGTATCAAAAGTTGTTGTAGTATTGTAATCAGTATCAAAAGTAGTAGTCGTATTGAATACTGTATTTTGCACTCCTGATATAGTACTAGTAGTTGTAGCAGTTTGTCTTGTAGTTGCGTGTGTAGCAGTAAATGGCCCTGCTAAAGAACCATTATCATTAACGTAAACTTCGTTGACACGACGAATGGTTCCGCTATCATTGATAGCGATGAATCTAACCGTTCTTAATGTACCAGAATCGTTTACGAATATTGCCATTTCTTAACTCGAATATACGAAAAAGATGTGACCACTTGATGTACTTCCTACTCCGGTCGGAGCAGTTGTAGTAATTGTGTGCGGTAATCTAGCCGAAGGCACTGTGCCTGATGTAATTTTTGCGGCTGCGATACCTGCACCTGAGAAGTTCGCACTAGAATCCACGGCTTGTACACCGTCAATCTTTATTCCTGCGTCTTCAATATTAAAATCTAACTTTTGTCCCATTTTATACCTCTATTGTTGTTCTTATAAATTTATAAGCCATTGTGTCACCGCTTGCTGGTGTCACTCTTAATCTTACATTACCACTACTTATATCTGCATCAAATGTTGCTTGTGCACCATTGTCAAATATAGAAGCGTACTGCGTTAAATAAACTGTTGTTCCGTCATGGAAAAGTGTTATTTCTAGTGATTGATAATCACTGTCTGTTGAATTTGTTACTTGTACTAAATACTTAGCTGTTCTAAATACTGAAGCTGTAAAACTATCTAGTGTAAATACTGTTGTTGCTGTTGAAGCTCCTGTACCAACATCCATACCAGCTACTTCATCAATATGAAGTTTTTGTGGTGGATTTGCATCTTGAATACCTATCTTACCTTTTGCCTCAAGTATAGCACTAGTGCCATTACCAATATTGATATTAGCTCCACTGAATCCTATATTACCTGTCATGCTTTTACCACTAAGGGCTGCACTTGATAATTGTGTAGCTGTTACAGCATTACCTGCAACCTCACTTGTACCTACTGCGTTTGCTGCTATTTTAGCTGCAGTAACTGCATTAGCATTTATTTTTGCAGTCGTTACTTGTAAAGCTCCTAAATGAATTGTATCTATTGAGCCAGTTTTTAATTCTGCGCTGTCTACTGCATTGGCTGCTATCTCTGCTGAGCCTACTGCGTCAGTAGCTATTAAGTCTGCAGTAATTAATCCTGATGATATCATACCTACATTGTTAATTGCATTGTCTGCCATCTTAGCTGCTGTTACTTGGTCATCTCCAATATGTATAGTATCAATACTACCACTTACTAATTCTGATGAATCTACGGAGTTAGCTGCTATTTCTGATGAGCCTACAGCTCCTGCGCTAATTGATTCAGCTGTTACTGAATTACTTGCAATCTCACTTGAACCAACTGCATTTGCTTGTATCTTTGCGGCTGTTACAGAGTTACCTGCTAGTTGAGCAGTGTTAACCTGTCCGTCATCAATATGTCTAGTAAGAATACTGTTCTGAGCAATCTTACTGCCGTCTACTGCGTTGTCTGCTATGTTTCCTGTTGCTATAGTATTTGCTGCTATATCTCCGGACACTATAGTACCATTTACAATCTTCGCTGAAGTAATTGAGTTATCTGCTAAATCTGCATTTACGATTGTTCCATTGACAATTTTTGAAGAGTCTACGGAGTTAGCTGCTAGATGACTTAGTACTATTTGTGCGTCATCGATATGTTTTGTTAAGATACTGTTCTGAGCAATCTTAGTTCCATCTACAGCGTTATCTGCTATGTTTCCTGTTGCTATTGTGTTTGCTGCTATTTCTGCTGTTGTAACACTTCCTGCTACAATCTTACTTGCATTAACAGTATTGTCTGCTATTGCAGAAGCTGTTCCTGTTAAGTTACCTGTTACGTTTCCTTCTAAATCTGCTACTAGTGTGCCTTTTGCATATCCTGTTCCTGAAGTATTTACAGTTGTAGTTGGTTGTACTTGTAAGTCTTTAAATATCTGCCATTTACCAGAATCATCTGCGTTTCTGAATATACCTGAGTATTTGTCTGTACCACCAGTATCGTATAATCCATAGAAACCTATATCAACTGCATCTGAACTTCCGTTGCCAGTTGCCATTGAGATAAGAGAGTCTCCAGTTGTAATTGTTGTAGCTGAAGCTGCGAATGAAGTTCCTGATACTGTCACGTTTCCTGAGAAAGTAACATTACCTGACATTGTCTGTCCGCTTAATGCGTCTGATTTAAGTTCTGCTACCGATACAGCGTTTGCTGCTATCTGTGTAGCTGTTACTGCATTTCCAGCTAGTTCTACTGCGGAGACTGAATTTACTGCAAGTTTTGCATTTGTTACTTGGTCGTCTGCAATATGTATTGTGTCTATTGAGCCTGATACTAGTTCTGCAGTATCTACTGAGTTTGCACCTAATTGAGTGCTAGTGATACTTCCATCAGCAATCTTAGCGGCAGTAACTGCGTTATCTGCTATCTTCGCTGTTGTTACATTAGCATTTAATATTTTTGCTGTTATAACTGAATCAGAAGCTAGGTGTATGGCGTCTATTGAGCCACTTACTAGTTCTGCTGTATCTACAGAGTTTGCAGCAAGTTGATCTGCTGTAATCTGTGCATCGTCTATGTGTCTTGTTAAAATACTATTAGAAGCAATCTTACTTCCATCTACTGCGTTATCTGCTATATTGGATGTTGCTATAGTATTATCTGCTATATCTCCTGATACAATAGTACCATCTGTGATATGGTCTGAAGCAATTACTCCAGAAGGTAACTTAGCTGCTGTAATAGCATTATCTGCTATCTTCGCTGTTGTTACATTACTATTAGCTATTTTAGCTGTGGTTACTTGTAAAGATCCTAAATGTATTGTGTCTATGCTACCTGTTATTAGTTCTGCACTATCTACAGAGTTAGCGGCTAATAAATCTGCGGTAATAGTACCGGCTGGTATTTGAGTAGCTGTGACCGAGTTGTTTGCTATTTCACTACTTCCTACTGAATTTAGTGCAATTTTTGCACTTGTTACGGAGTTAGCACCTAATTTAGCTGTTGTTACTTGTAAAGCTCCTAGATGTATTGTATCTATACTACCTGTTATTAGTTCTGATGAATCTACTGAGTTTGCTGATATTTCTGCGTTTCCTATAGCGTTAGCAGCTACGTGTCTTGCTACTACTGAATCTGTTGCTATTTCGCCTGATGTTACGTTGTTTGCAGCTATCTTACTTGTTATTACTTGTGAAGCACCTATATGAGAAGAGTCTATACTTCCATCTATTAGTTGAAGACTATCAACTGAATTAGTTGCTAGTGCTGCTGTGTCTATTGAGTTATCTGCAACTCCTGTTACCGCAGATTGTTGTAAATTGATCGCCGCAATAGCATTAGTTGATATTTCACTAGTTCCTACTGCGTTCGCTGCTATTTCACTTGTGCCTACTGCGTTAGCTGCTATTTCACTTGCTGTAATTGAATTACTTACTATTTCAGTAGTACCTACTGCATTCGCCTCAAGTGAGGAGACTAATGCATTACTTTTTCCTATGAGTGACATATTATGTTTGCTCCAAATATGAGAGTACGCAGTCGATTGAATTTGCTACATTACTCTGTACCTTGATTATATCCCCAGCTTCTAAAACGACTTTTGCATCCCCACCTATAACTACTTGGGTAGAGTTACTTGGTATTGGAGTGCTATGCATTAAAGCTACGTGAGTACTTGAACTTGCGTCAAAAAACTCTACTGTTGCTTCAATTTGTCCACCACTCTGATTACAAATATAACAACCAATAATCGTTGATGTTGTACTTGAAGGGCAAGTATACACACTTGTTAATGAAGTGCCTACACTAGCTGATGATGCTGATTTAAATGCTGATGCCATAATCTTATCCTAATGCTATGCTCAGTGCTAATGCCTCTGCTTCTGTTATTCCTGCAGAAGACATAGTAACAATTTGACCTGAGCTGTTCTTTGTGTAAATTGTTCTGTCAGAAACATTCATAGCAAGTTCATGCGTTTGCAAATCACCTGCTGCTGGTACACTACCTGCTGTTTCTGATCTTTTGATTTTAATTACGTGAGACATTTCTTAGAATGTTCCTCCGTCTAATGTGTTTGACCAGGCTATTGTTCCGTTTGCTCCAACTTGTAGAACTTGTCCTACTGAGTTGGTGGAGTCGTAACTACCGATATTTAATGTTGTAAACTGACCACCTGTATTGGCACCGAAGATCATTTGACCTTCTGCAATAGCGTTATCTAGACCTTTAATTTGTAAAGTATCTGATACTATTTCTATTGAAGTATCATCTACATTAACTGAAAGAGTATTGCCTGATTTACCAAGTCCTGCTCCTGCTGTTACTTGACCAGCTCCTGAGAACTGTGTAAAGGCTAATGCGTCTGTACCAAGAGATGCTGAGCCAGTAACGTTTGAAAGAACGAAACCTGCGTCTGCGTTGGTAGAACCTTCTTCTACGAAAGTAAATAGTCCACCTGTTACATCAGCACTTGAATCTGCGTCTAACGCTCTTGTTAATACGGCTGCTGCTGAACCACTACCTACTGTGCTTACAAAGTAAACACCATTTTGTGTGGCTGTTGACTGATTTTTAACAAGTACTCTATCATTAAGAATTAAAGCTTGTCCATCTATTGATATAGCTCCATTTGAGCCATAGGTTAAAGTTGCCCCTACACCACCAGTACCATTATCATATGTTCCTGAGATAGCAGCTTCTGTTGCTACTCTACAAGACTCTTTAATGTCTAGTGCTTGTTTTACGCTGTCTACGTATGCTTTTGTTGTTGCATCTGTTGCCTGGGTAGGAGTGCCAATGTTGGAAAGTCTATTTGCCCCAAAGTCAACTGTTTGTGATCCTGCAACTGTAAGTCCACCATCAAAGTCTACTGATGGGGTGAATGTAGTAGTACCAGCAACTGTTATAGTATCGCCTGATGCGTTACCAATGTTTACTGCTCCGTTTAGAGTTGTACCACCTGTGACTTCTAAATCGCCACTTGCTGATATATCTGTACCATCTATTGTTCCTGCGGCTACTACGTTACCTGAGCTCGCATTTACTGTGAATTTGTTTGTAGCGATAGCTAAGTTTCCAGACATGTTTACAGCTGCTGCTGAAGTTAGTCCTACTACTGTTAGTGCTGATCCTACTGTTGTTGATTCACTTCCGTTAGTAGTAACAAATTTTAGATATGAGGTTCCGCCTTGATTTATATCTAATGCTGCTGCATTGTTATCTAGTAGTGTGAGTGAATTTGCTTGAGTGCTTAAGTCTATAGTTCCACCATGAGTAATAACTAAATTAGCTGTTGGAGCTATTGTTAGATTACCAGAGGCTGTACTAATAGTATTACTAGAACCTGTAATTACAATATTACCAGATTTTAATTGATTGACTTTACTATTACCATCAACTAATACTGCTGAACTTGCTGTTAGCGTACCTGCTGTATGGTCGAGCATATTGACGAATAAATCTCCGCCTATTGTTGTTACCGCCGAGGTGCTTGGATGCCCTACAAATAGTTTCTTTGAATTTGATGAATATGCTAATTCACCAGCACCGAGGGAAGAGGGAGCGGCGGAACTCGCACTTCTTTTGATTTTAATGGTTTGTGCCATGTTTCTGTCCTAAATGAGCTTAAAAAGCCCCTGCGTCTATAGTGTCTGAGTCTGTTGAGTCGTTGCCTATCATTATAGGAACAAAACTATATACGCCCGTGGACGTTTCTCTATAGATCTTTAACTGATTGTCATCAGTGTCATAAAATAAATCCCCTTCTGCCAAGTTTGTTGTGCTTGAAGCTGGAGATGAGGTTTGTACGAAAAATTGGTTAGCTAAGTAATTAAGAGCTCCTTCGACAGTGGTCTGACTAGAAAGTGTCCCGACCGGATTATCGAATGTGAGTGAGCCTGCATCTGTTGCACTGGCGGCTACAGCGCTAGAAACCGTTAATGTAGTGGTTTGTGCTGTTGCGCTTAAACTTGTAGTTTGAGGAGTAATCGTGACTGTAAGTGCCATTATCTTGTAACTTCTGCTGTAACTCTTGCTACGCCTTGGATGAGTCTGGTAATACTGTTTGCACTAGTATTAAATAATTCTAAATCATAATAGTATTTTCCTGACGCTACATTCCGTGTTGTTGCATATCCTAAACTCATTGTTAATTTGCCTTGTGAGGCATTTGTAACTGTACAAGTAAAGGTTGCTGAAAGAGTAGTTGATGTTGGCGTAGGTCTTAGTTGTGCAGACGCAGAATGACTACCTAGATTAACTGGGTTGCCGTTTTGTGCTACTACTAATTCTATGGAAAAGTCAGACCCCTGGTCTATAACTATATCATAATTTCCTGCTGCCATAATTGTACTCCTATAATTAGAATTATATCAAAAATATGGGGTGCTGTCAAGAACTATTTTTAAGGGGTATTATATTAACTAGGTACAGTTGGAAAAACTATATCATTTTCAGTAGAAGCACTAGCTTGAGTAGTGGGTAAATCTCGCAACGCCTGTCTATAAGTTGCCCATTCTGCTTTTTTACTATCAGAAAAAGGGCTATCCACGACTTGAGTCCAGTCTGACTCTGCTAAAAGAAAAGTTCTCTGTGACCTAATATAATCTATTACGGAGGGGCCATCTTTACTTACTGCAGATCCATCTGTGATATTATAAAGACTTCCGTCATACACTCCTTCTATAAGAGACTCCCCTGTATTATGAGAAATTTGATTAAGATTAGTTGCGCCATCTGCAAACCCATTTCCAATTATTTCTCCTGTTGCTGTTATGTAAACTGTGTAATTCATATTATTATCCTGTGTTAAATACTACTCCGTTTAGAGATGCATAAGTATAGTTTGCTTGAGTACCTGTGTATATTCTAAAGTATAAGTCATCTACTCCTGCAGGTACACTTGCTATTCCTGAATAAGTATAAGTATATCCTCTATATGTTCCTGCTTGCCAGTAAATACTAGTTGGGCCGCCAGAGGCAGTAGTCCATGATGAGTTATTTGTACTAATTTGTACTTTCCATCCATTAACGTTACCTAAAACTGCTGATAAAGTAACCATATATCTAGCTCCATCTCTGACTTTTCCTACAAAACTTATGTTGCATATACCTTGATAGGCAGATCCACCACCTTGTGATCTTGTAAGCTGTGCGAATGCATTTTGTGTTAATTTCTGTGCAGTTCCATTATGGTCATATATTTGTGTGTCTACATCTGCTAAAAACTTAACATTTAGAGTATCTACATCAATCTTTTCTGAACGAATAGCGGATATCTGTGCTGCTCCAATAGCATTAGTAGCTATCGTTAAAGTGGTAATATTATTTGCTGCAATAGTAGCAGTAGTAATCTGATTGGCTGCAATCTCCGCTGTTGTAATAGCATTAGCGGCTATCTTAGCTGATGTAATTGCGTTAGCCGCTATTTGTGCACTACTTATAGTTCCTGATAACTTGCCAGTTCCTACAGCAGTAATCATAGCATCATCTACACTACCTGATTTTATTTCAGCTGAGTCAATAGCATTAGCGGCTATCTTAGCTGATGTAATTTGGTTTGCGGCAATATGGATTGAATCAATACTGCCTGATTTTATTTGTGCTGTGTCTATTGAGTTAGCGGCTATCTGTGCGTTTGTAATTGTTCCAGTAAGTTTGTTAGTTCCAACTGCTCCAATCATAGCATTAGTAATATTACCATTTGCAGATATTTTTGCACCATCAATGTCTCCATCGGCTACACTAATTTTTGCAAAAGCAATAGAGCCTGTACCAATACTTATTTTTGCTACAT